CAAGAAACGCGTCAATGGCCATCCCTGGGCGGTCCTCGGGTCCATCGCCCCCTGACCACTGGTAGTCATCAAAAGCCAGTATGCCCCAGGGTTTTAGGCACTCGTAGGCATTGACGGCATCTTTGAGAACTCCGTATGCTGTGTGGTCTCCGTCTATGTAAATGAAGTCAAATTTTTCTTGGTTATTTCTGAAGAAGTGGTCACTGGTCAATTTCACTTTGATAATTTTTTTCTCGTTGCGTGCCACTAAAATTTTTGCGTCATAGACGCTTTCTACCGTCCCCCAGTCCAGAGCGTGATGAGCCACCTCATCAGACCCTTCCCACGTGTCTACGTCGACAAGTACCGAGTCAGTGCCCCTGAGCACGTTGTTGTACAGCCACACACTGGCGTCCCCGGTGTAGGCGCCTATTTGGAGGGCACGTATATTTTTCCCACCATAGTCTGGAAGAACAATATTTTCAAAGTTCTCTTGGCCGTCTTTGGCAAACCAGTTGGGGAGGGTACTCATTCCTTGAGCCTACCACAATGGGAGGGTGGTTTAGGGGCTAGTGCTCTAGCCAATAATGTTGATAGTGCCGACCATAGCTGAATGGTTTTGGCACTGGTAGTACAAAGTGCTTGGGGCACCAGCATCTATCGTAAACTGAAGCCCACCCACGGCGACACCGTTGTTCGTAACGCCAGTGTTGTATACGTCTCCCGAAGAGTAGCCCGCCCCAGTAGTCTGAATCCAAAATGGGTGCCCAGAAGCGTTTACAGTAAAGAAGTATGTGTTACCACGAACTAGGGTTAATGTGGGATTATCGCTGCCGTCTATAACGTAGGCAGATGACCCGTTGTTAGTTACTTGAAAGTTCTCAATAACAGTAAGTCCGTCAGCCCCATCGGCTCCTGCAGGACCAGTAACTGTGCTGTCCCCGCCAACGGGTCCTTCGGGTCCCTCGTCCCCCTGGGGACCAGTGGGTCCAGTAGGTCCAGTGACCGTACTATCGTCACCTGTTGGTCCTGTGACCGAGGGTCCAGTAGGTCCTGTGGGTCCAGTTGGCCCTGTTACTGTGCTGTCCCCCCCGGCAGGTCCGGCAGGTCCGGTAACTTCGGGACCAGTAGGACCAGTTGCCCCTGTGCCCCCGGTGGGGCCTGTAGGTCCACCGGACGGCCCTGTGGAGCCCGTTGGCCCCGTAACCTCGGGACCGGTAGCTCCAACTGCGCCTACTGCACCGGTTGGTCCGGTCGGGCCAACGGGTCCCTGGATTGGTCCAGCGTCAGCCCACTCTTCGTTTAGGCTCGACCAGATGTACAGGTCCTCCTGAACAATGTAGCCGTCACCCACGTTCCCAACGGGATTGTCGGCTTCGAGAAATTCTAAAGCTGTATATGTTCCAAGGATGCTAATTCCGGAGCCGCCCGGACCTGTGGGTCCAGCGCCCCCTATGCCGCCAGTGGGTCCAGTAGGTCCAGTAGGTCCAAGCCCAATGTAGGCCAATTGTTCCCAGCCACTGTTGTTTGTGTAGAAGTAAACCTCGCCGTTGCTGGGCTTTACCCATATGTTCCCAATCTCTGGGTACCCTGGCTGATTTTCTAGGTACGTGACAGTAGTAGTCCCAACAGTTTCGTAAAGCAAGTTCATAGAAAACGAGACACTATTTGTATTTGAAAGAACTGTAACTACATCATTTTCTTCAACAATAAATCTAAATGTTTCGTAGGACTGTCCAGCCTTCACTAGCAGATTGTATGTCAAATAGATTCTGCTGTTTTCGGAAGATGTTCCTGCTGGCTGAATGTACACCGTTGTCTCGGCTTCATTCAAAGATTTGTTTGCAACAATCACAGAGGACACACCCGTAGTACCAACTGCGGGCAGCGCTGTGGGTGTGTTGGCTACCGGGTTAGCTACACCTACTCGGGTTACTGCCATGTTGTTATCGCTTCCTTAGCATCTATGGTGGGCATTACTAGGCGGACAGACTTCTAATTTCCAGGGCGCCGGTCATTGCTGGGTGAACAGAGCAGATGTATCGCCAGGTTCCGGGGCTCGATATAGCAACTTCCCAAAAAAGTTTTCCGCTTGTTTTCCCCTGAGCTAAGCTCCCTGTGGACAAAGTGCCGTCATCCTCGACGTGGGTTAGCCCTGATGTGATGTTGGAGTACCCACCGCCAGTGTCGAGCTGTATCTGGAAAGGATGAGACTCAGAGACGTTTGTGAGGTCAAAGCACAAGCTCGCCCCTGAGAGCGCGTAGATAGAGGGGTTGTCCCCTGTGTAGTGGCTGTTGAACTGGTATGCTCCGGAGCCGTTATTTGACACGTCTAGTGTAGCAATTGCGTTGTAGGCGGGCCCTGCAGGTCCAGCAGGTCCTGTGGAACCGGAACCGGAACCGGAGCCTACGGGCTCCCAGGTGGTAGAAGTTCTAATTTCTAAGGCTTCGAATTCTGTGTTGTACCTGACGTACCCTTCTTCAGCATCGCCTCGGCGTTCACCAGTTGTGCCTTTGTCCACATAGACAGTGTTGTTTATCCCACGAACTATCTTGTTTGTGAAAGTCTGCGCGAGGTCTCCTTGACCGACAGCGTCGTCCTGAAGAATTCCGTACAAGCTGAAAGAAACGCTATCGGTGCTGCTGCGGACAAAAACAGCGTCACCGGAGTTGACAGCAAATCTAAAAGTCTCAAAACTTACCCCGTAACCCACGGTCAAGTTGTCAGCAATGTAGACGTACGAGCCCTCGGTTGATGACCCTGACGGAGCCACGTACACCACGATTTTTGGAATCGGAGTGAGTGAGGGGGAAATGTTGGTGACGATTATGGATATCAGGTAGCTGTGCTGAAAGGTGTACAACCCTGTGCTTACGTTTGTAGCGGGCCGAACCGCAGCTAATCTTTGAATTGCCATGGGTACTCCTCCTAAGCCTGTGCCTCGCCCCATGACAGTCTAGCGGAGCAGAGTGTCTCTTGACCTGTAAGACGTGCTACTGCAACGGTGAGAATGTCTGGGCCGTCTGGGAATACTGAGTCGCCGCCGAGAATAGAGTTTGACAGCTCAAACAAGTCACTCAAGTTGACGTTAGTTGCTTGCTCTTCCCCCTGGTTCCCAGATGCTTTGAAGTTGTACACCTGGATTCCGCCGGAGATGGTGTCGTTTGATGTGTGCTCAACAACCTGGACCAGCGACGGCGTCTCCACACCTGTAAAGTTCAAGTTGTTGAGTCGAGAGTTCAGCAGAACCTTCACGTCGACCAGTTGGTTTGTTTGGACACCAACCTCCTGAAGCCGGAGCTGCATTCGGTTGATAATGTCTCGGTCGCCTAGCGCACCTGTAAGACCTTCAGAAACTGAGGGGCTCAGTCGGATAGAGATAAGAGGCTGATAGTTTGTACCAGAAGTGTTGTTTAGCGCACCCACGGGGGAGATGGTGTAGCTGGACTGAGTGTTTCCACTATTTTCGAAGTCAATCACGTCTGAGAGAACGTAACCCGTGGCAGACACAGAGCTGATGCTTCTTGCGTAGCGGTACTGGTAGTACCTAAACGTGTTGGCATCTACTATCTGGCTCACTCGTGCTACCCCGGCAAATCCGAGATAGCTTGTAGTGCTCTCTGGAATACTGATAAGGACATAATCATCCACCGAGAGACCGTGAGAGCCACTTGTGTCTACAGTCACAAGATAGTTGCTCTTGCTGATGGTGGTAATATTGGTTGCGGTCTGGGTAGCTGCCTCGAGGGAGTTAGTCATAGCAATATTATTTGTGTCAATTGCCCTAACAAAATATATATTTTCATTAATAAGGTAGCTGTAGGGGTTGTACTCACTAATAAACCGCGTCCGAGGGTTTTGACTGTTAGACTGCGGCAGACCGTTGGTGCCTACACCCAGGAACTGAACCGAGTCCCCGCTGGCAAACCCGTGAGATGGGATGTTAATAATGTCAGTGTCCCTGTCAAGAGCGTTAGACCCGAAAGTTTTCGAGGTAGTGCCCCCGATTGACAGTGTCTGGCTGGACCTCGTGAACAGGTACGCCTTGTCGTCGTCAAATCGTCCATCCATGATGACCGAGGTACCCCAGTGAAACAGAGACGGAATGTAGGTCGGGTTATCGAAGGTTGTTACTTCATAGCGGGCTGGCAAGTTACCAGAGCGGAAGTAGGACTCATAGAGTTCGTTGTTGTGTGTAAACTCGTGCGTGTACTGCACTTGTCCGCTAAGAGTCTTGAATCCAAAGCGGATTTTACCGGCACCGTACCAAGAGTAGTCCATGTAAATCATCTGGATTTTGGAAAGGTCAAGGTTGTACCCTGTGGGCCCAGTTCCATCAGAAGGGTCAAGGTTCCAGTCTTCTTGAGGAATTTTAGTGTCTACTGTCAGGGTCGCAATGATTCCAGTTTTGGCAGGAGTCAGTGAGTGGGAGGTTGTTGTGCCTATATTGGAGAGGTTTACAAAGTTGACTGCGTCTGGCAAAGCTTTCAATTTGAAAGTATTGCTCGTCAAAACAGTTACATAGTACGTCCGCCCGTTGACCAGTCCGCCAATAGGCTCGCCGTCAATAGAGTTGTAGACGACCGGGATACTCTCGGTGAATCCGTGGCTCAGAATGGTGAACACGTCAGTGAGTGTTTCTACCGCGGTAGCAGGGTCAAAGATTTTTTCGGAGCCCGAGGACCCCTTGTACTCTGGCTTGATAGTGAGCCTAGAGTTCGATTCAATGCTGGCTACGCGATACGACTGTCCTCGCAACACGAGGTAGGAACCCACCTCAAGTTGTGTCATAAAGGCCGTGTTTGTGCCGAACACCCGCTCTGACCCGTTCAAGCACGCGAGTGTCCCCGCGGCTTGCTGGGTAGATGAGCGACGAACAGCGTAGAGTTTGTCCCCATCAAATTCGTAAAACATCCCGTTTTGGAAGTCGAACATACCTGCGCGAATGGCTCCGTTGCTCCACTCAGTCACGTGGAGTCTAGGGTATCCGTAGACCGTAGGCTCAACAATTTCTTGCTGAGCAATGACAGTAATGTTGAAGGAGTCAATAACTGTGACTTGGAATGTCCCATTGTATACAGGGTTGTCTACGCCAAACTGGTCTTTAGCGTCCTCGACCTGGATGGTCAAGCCATTGATAAGCCCGTGGACCCGCCTGGTACGTATCTGGATGACATTCGAGGACCCAACTCTGTACATTGTTTCGATGTCAATGCTGGGCTTGAAGTTGACAGCAGCCGAGGTCTGGATGCCCTTACCGGACTGGTACCTAAAGTACTTACGAGTCTGGCGCACAATCTGAGCAAATGACGTCCCCGTACCAGTTGACATCTCAACACCGCCGTCAAAGGGGCGGTGAAGAGCGTACCCCTGTGGGCGCACGTAAACGAATGTTGGGTAGGAGTACGCAACATTCTCGTAGGCTGTGGTGTACGGGCGTGTTACGGTGATTTGGGTGTCCGAACCAATAGCTGCAATTTTACGAACAATGGGCGCCACAGGGACAACATGGTTCAAGAAAAGCTGACTTCCAGACCCAGCGGTCGCAAGGTCTACAGTGTTCAAGTTTCCCACAGCGTCGACACTTGTCGAGTGGAGTGTGACAAAGTTGCTGCTGCTGGTGACTACCGACCCCGTGGCCGAGACGTTCGTAATATTGGAGCCCTCTGAGTTGAACTCAAAAGTGGTTGCCGAGGGGACGGCAATGATGACGTGCTCGCCATTAAAGATTTCAGGACTGACTCCTGAGATATCCGCTATGGTAATAACGTTTCCAACCTGCAAGTCGTGGTCGGTGGTAGTAGTAATCCTTGCCACTTCATTTGTCCGGTAGCGTGAGGTGATGCTCCGGGAAACGGCGTCCACTATTCTGCGTGTGTAGTAGTAGCTGTTGTCCACCAAGGGCGCGGGGGCAACGCCTACCCCGCCTTCTTGAACGGCGAGAGCTCCTGGGTCCTGGTTCTCTACGGCAAGAGTAAAGCTCTCCGCGGCTGTATACCTAAACTCAAAAATTCCTGCATTTACTGAGGTAATAGTAAACGTTCCCTCAAAATCCGGTGCAGAGGTGCTACTCAGACCCTCAATAGAGACTGTGTCCCCGACTAGGAAACCGTGAGTCTCACTAGTTGTCATAATTCTGGTTGTGCCAGAGCTCTGGATTCGTGCGACTCCCAGCCTACGGCCACCGGAACCGGGATTGAAGACGACGGACTCACCGGTGATGAAGGGGTGAGATGCAACGAGAATCTGGTTGGTAGCGGTGTCTACGTCTGAAGACTCAAAGTAGCCTTTGTCCGCTCTGTCTTGTGGGAACAAGCGGAACGCGTCACCCACTTTGAGAATCTTGGAGAACGTAGTTCCTGTGCCATCAACAAGAACAGAATCTACTGTTGTTGCGACTGTTCCAGTCCCCGTGACCTGCCCACTAATCTGTGAAGAAGTGAAAGTGTGCTCTGCCCCTGCACCTGTAGTTGTGATAGTCAGCGGAACCCCCGAGGCAGCGTTTTCGGCTGTGGAGGCAAGCTTGATAAAGTCTTTGTTGACCGTAATAGCAAAGTAATACGTTGCATCTACCAGCCCGCCAAGAGTTGTCCCGCCGCCGTTAGAGTACACAATTTTTGTTCCGGTCAAAAGCCCGTGGGACGCTAGACTAATAATGTTCTGGTCCAGGTCTACTGAGAACTGGGGATTAAACGTTTTGACAATTGCTGGGACTGTCCCGTTAGCTGTAACCTCAAAAGTGGTTGCAGAGGGGACATCGCTGATTTCATACGTGCCATCAGGGGTGCGGATAAGGGACTTGAGGGTGTGTACCCCTGTGGGGACAGCATTGCTTAGCAAGTCAACAGCCACTCCGTTTTCGGAGTTGTTGAGCGTCGTAGCGAGCTTGAGTGTGTTTCCATCTATTGATATGACATAGTAGGGAGTAGCTGAAGTCAGACCACCCAGCGCAGTGCCACCGGCGGTGTCGTATTCTACAAGCTCGCCGCTGGAGAACCCGTGATTAGGGATTGTTATTGTGTCGACCACGTAGTCAATTGATTTATTGACAATCGAGTGGGCGCCCACTCCAACACCTTTAATGTCCGCAATTTCTGTGAACGAGGCGTCAGAAGACAATCTAATAGTGTTGTTGTCTACTTTTTGGGTGTAGTAGGTTTGCCTGTTATTGAGTCCAGTGATTCCTGTGTCAGTCACAGCAAAACCATTGAAAGACTCTGTGGTAATTTCTACCAAGTCAGCGAGCCCGCCGGGGTTTGCTCTCCCTGTAATCGTGTCGTCTGCATCCAATCGGATGTTTCCTGTAAGGGGGGTAGGGGAGTCTGGGACATTCTGAAGAAGACATAGTCCTGTTACCACTGCAGCCGGAATAGTACCAACGTTGTTGTTGGGGTCTACAAACTGAAGGCGGTTAGCCGCGGGGATGCCCGTGACAATGTGAGTTCCATTGAAGCTCTCAAAGTCGGACCCGGTCATGTTGCTGATAGTCACGGTGTTGCCGACTTCGAGATTGTGTGTCGTGTTTAAGGTGACATCGCAAAGGAAGGAGCTACGGTTTCTGTTCACGACACCAAAGCTTGTTACGTTAGCCACGGTGGGCCGTGTCACAGTAAAGTTGTTGCTGTCAATGTACCCGCTGACAACATACTGCCCCTCAAAGACAGTGTCGTTTCCCCCAGATATAGTGCTAGCAGTCATAGTCATACCAGGGACAAACCCGTGCTCAAATTCCGTGGTGTAGAGAGCGACGTTGTGGGATAGAAGCTGCCTGTTGACCAAAGCATAGTCGAAGTAGGGCACGTTTATAGCACGAATTTGGTGGCTTGCGTACACGAGACCGTTGATGTTTTGCTGGGCTATCGACGTAGAGTTCGCAGTTATGTACTCAATTTGGTTGGCGCCAGGTGTGCCAGTAATTGTGATAAAGCCCTCGAACTCAAGTGGGTCATCACCGGTCACCTGTGTGATTCTCAGCTTCTCGCCGACCTCCATGTTGTGGGTGCCGTCCAGCTGCATAGTTACGACATTGGCATCACGTCGTCTCCATGTAATTCCAATACTGTAAACAGTGTCCAAGAAGTACGCACGGCGCACCCTGCCTATTTGGGTGGAAGTCTCATTGAAAGCTACCGTGAGACTTACCCCTGTGTCTACATCGTAGTAGAACTCGTTGGGCCCATTCGTCCCGGCGACAATCCAGTCACCGACAAACTCAGCTGTGCTTGATGGGGTGCCATCATTGAATTCGGTAATACGGACACGAAAGTTGGTCCCCAACCGGTGCGGGTTGTCCGTCCGAACATAGCGACGTGCACCTGCCGAAGAGCGGTCGACAATGTTGGTCTCAGCCGAATAAAGACTGTCGGACCCATCGGTGAAGTCCCGCATCTGGAACCAGGCGTCTCCGCCGTCGCTCCAGCCGTGGGGCTCTGTGAAGTTTAGGTACATGTCGTTGCTACCAGTCAGCCGGATGCTCTCAACTTCGTTGGTGACAGAGTCATCAAGTTCCGAGTAGAACTCGTCCGCATCAATAATCTCACTTACACGGAACTCACGATTGAATACGTTGCGGAACCTATTCTCCATGCTGATAACGCTCACACGGTCGCCGAGCTCCACGTCATTTGTTGTGCCAAGGTTTAGGTAGACCCTGGTGCGCTTAGTAAGCCCTCTAGAGTCAACGTAGTGGCTTCTCTTGGAGACGTACCCCGTGGCCTGCTCCTGGGACTGGGTGTGGCTTGCAAAGTTGTTCCTGAATCGAAGTCTTGTACTCGCCCCACTCAGACCAGTTTCAATGTTGTCGATACGTGCAATTGGCTTCACTGATGAGCTGGTCCCAACTATAGCTGGGTCCTCTGTGTAGAAGGAGTCAAAAGGAAGTTGTAAGTTGTCATCCTTCTCAAACTCACCGTTCTGCGTCCCAGCGGTCCAGTAGAGGCCGTACTCGTCGACTCCCGAGCTGGTTCCACCTGGATTCCAAGATGAGTCCGCCACAAACCACTCGCCATTGAAGTACTCTCCGTAGGGCGCGGGGATTCCCTCGACCTTAATTGCGTACCCCACGTCATGGTAGTGGGGGCGGTCGAAGTAAAGTCCACGAGTTGTGCCGTTGCTGTAGAGCCCTCTGATTTTGACAGACCGGTCCCCAAGGAAGTACTCGTAGTCGAGGTCACGGATGTAGGCGGCTCCCTCAGGGGCTGGTCCATCAGCCTGAGTAAAATTTTCTTCCGAAGTGAAAGAGAACTCGTTGGCTGACTGGATACCAGTAATTCTCCAAAAACCATTCCACCGGCGGTCATCGTTCACCGTGTCGGAAGGCAGGCCAGAAACAGTGACAAACATGTTGGTCAGCAGGTCGTGGTCTTGTGCCGTGGTCATGTATCTGGTTGTTCCAGAGCTTCGGTAGTTTGTAATCTCAACAATGGGGAATGCGGCTGCGGTGTCAGGACGCTGCACCTGGTCCAGAGAAATAAATTGGTTGACCTCAAAACTGCCGTTTGTGACCGTGTCAATATATTTGTACACACCGCTCGCGTACAGGGCACGAATTTCAAAGTCCCGGGATTTAGCGTACTGGACTGTTTGCCCCGTGACAAACCCATGGCTAGGGATGTAAATGCTGTCTTCTAGTTCGTTGACAACAGTAAAGATAAAGCTGTGGACAGTGCCCTGACCCAAAGAAGTCAGGTTCAACTCGGGCCCGCCCAGGGACTGACTCAGAGTAAATGTGTTAGCATCTACAACCTCTTTGATGTAGTACGTTGCGTTATCTTGGAGAGGGGTAACTTCATCTTGCTCGTTTGTCCGGTACCTCACAGGCTGGTTCGCCAAGAACCCATGGTTGGGGATTGTGAACCTGTTTGTCTCCAAGTTGACAACAACTTTTCGGAACCCTTCAGATGTTGCACCCGAGGGGGCCGTGATATTGATGGTAGTGAAAGAGGGTCCTGGGGTCGTGCTAAGCCCAAAGGTGTAGTCGTCAAGTACAGTGACGTAGTAGGCAGTGTTTGCAGCTAAGGTAGCCACAGGAGTTTCGGAGAAGAAGTAGTTGATAGCTTCACCATCAAAAAACCCGTGGGGCTCCGTGAAGTGAAACTTGTTGTTGTGCGTGTCTACAGTAATAGGAACTAAAGCGTGAGTAGAAGTTCCGGCTGCGGCAACCGCAATAGAATTGATTTCGTTGACAGCGTCTTCTGGGCTGCCGTACAGCTCAAATCCAAAGACTGAGGACTCGACCAAAACAACGTCGACAGACCCTTCAGCATCTGGTTCATTCCAAGTTGTGGTTGTGATGGGTCGACCCAACAACTGCGTGGACCCATTGTAAGTCCCCTCAGACGTGGCTACATTGAGAGCTGTTGTGACAACCCATGAGCCCCCACCGCCGCTCCAGAAACGAGAAGAGCGGTTGTTCGGTGCGCCTCCGCCGTAACCTCCAGCGCCTCCTGCTCCGCCCCATGCCTGTCCGTCAGAACCTCCACCGCCGCCGAAACCTCCGGACCCTGACGAAGTGCCCGCTGGGTACCCTCCAATCCCTCCTTGAAGGAACCCTTGGCCACCGCCACCGCGCTCTGAGTCGCCACCGTTGGAGTAAAACCCCCCACCGGCACCTCCCGAGGAGCGCCCTATGGCGCCCTGTCCTTCGAGTCCACCGGTGTACCCGACCTGGGATGTTCCACCTTCGGCGGTGGTCTCACCATTACCACGGTCCGCACCTCTGGCGGTGGTGGAGAAGACAGAGGAAGACCCACCTCCGGCAACAAACAGGGGGACGTTACCGTTTTTGCGGGCAACAAATGTCCCACCGGAGGACGCGGGGTAGGCCGTGCCGTTCGGGGCGAACTCCCCAACTTGTCCACACAGAATAGTAATAACTTCGCCCTTAGTAAGGCGTACTTCACCAATAATTCGTGCGCCCAGACCCGCCTGAGCGTTTCCTTGGCGTCCAGAAGCGCCTCTAACATCAAATCGGTAGACTCCGTCTACGGGAACTGTCCAGTCCTGGTACCCCTGGAAGTCACCCTGGGAGATATAAGTGGTCGCCCAGCTTGCCCCCCCAGCAACATATTCGTCACGAAGAGCAGTGATTGTGGGTCCGTATCGCCCAGTAGCTCCACCTGTAGTGAATGTCTGTGTTTCAAAGTTGTAGAGGCTACTGCCACCTAAACCGTCCAGAAGGTTTCGGACAAAGTAAACATCTCCGGATGTGAGCCCGGTGAGGGGGGTCTCATTTGTGAGATACTTCACTGCCTGTTGGTCAGCGTACTTGACAGATGAGATATTGAATTCGTTATTGTACACCGCTGGAAAGTTGAGTGTTATGCGACCATCTGAAAAGTTGATGAGGTCGAGACTGGCACCCCCGGCTGTCTCGGCAAATCCTACGGCAAACCCATCTGTGTTGACAAAGTAAATTTCTTCGCTTGTGACTCCGAGAATGTCCCCGGTTTCTTCGCGGAACACCCAGGCGCTCTCATCTGTGACGTCAGATGGGAGAGTTGTGGCGAGGGTGCGCCCAGGGAAGTACACATAACTGTCCTCGAGGTTGACGTTAGTCTTCCTGAGGGAGTGTGTACCTGCACCACCTGCAGCAGTGATATTTAATGCCATTTAGCGAGGCTCCTTATGGGTTAGTTCTATTTACAGTTTACAACAATAATTAGCGGACGAATACCGCTAAGCCAGTGAAAAGACGGTCATTTGTGGCGCCAGTGTCATAGCTACTGCCCCAGAAGTGACCCCCGGTTCTGAAGTTATAGTTCGAAGTATAGTTAAATCCAATACCTCCACCGAAGCGACCACTAGTGTTCGTGGTCCCGCCCATACCAATCATCGACGCGCCGTGCCCAGTAACGTTACCCGAGCCGACAGGGTCGTACCCACCGGTCATGTAGCTGTCCAGGCTCCCGTAGTTGTTAGCACGGTCCGAGAGCATTTTGAATCCGAAAACAGTGGGTGTTTGTGCCTGGTTTGTTCTTACCCCTGGGAAAGTCTCCAGACGGAGATTAAGAGCGTATTCCAATTGCTGGACATCAGGGAATAGCCACTGGTCCGCGTAGGTGGAGAGGTTTGTCCCACCGGTGACGGCACGCATGTTCGCAATCTGAGCGTTGTGCTTCCAGCCAACACGTTTTTGCGTGTCATTGATAGAAACAAGCATGACATCGTTGAAAGGCAGCTTGTAGAACAGCTTGGAGAAGGAGTCAATATCACTGAAATCTGAGTTGGCAGAGTCCGTGAAAAGTGTGTCAAATGATGCGTCATCGTCCCATGCCCAGCCGTCCCAGATAGCACTGAATGTGAACCCAGCACCGGACTGAGGTGCCGTACCGTTTCGCCCGAGGTAGTTGTCAAGCAAGGTGTTTGTAGATAGTTTCATCATCTGAGTCCAGCCACCACCCTCAGTGGTCATGTCACAGTAGGTAAGGTGGGCCGTGGCCGTGCCTTCTGGCTTAATCCAGTATGAGCCACTGGTAGAAGCGGGGTTAAGATTGAGGATTTCTTGTCCGCTTGCAGCCGCACGTATTTCAGTGCTCCCATCAAGGGTAAATCCACCGGATGTTGTGAGCTTAATGTGTATTCCGTCGGGGTATACATTCTGAATGAAGTAGTAATTTTTCGCTGCCTCAGAAGTTGTGAGGGCTCCGCCTACTGGAAAGGCGTACTCCACCATGTCTGCTTCTTCAAAGTCGTGCCCAGAGACGGAGATAATATCACGGTCTAAAGAGACAGAGATGGCTTGCAAAGTTTGGGTGCCACTGCCACCAGAAATGGAGGTCAAAGTTGCCCCATCAGGCTCAGAAGCTACGTTGATGACACTGGCGGAGGGGTTTGCAGCAGTAACCCAGTACGTGGTGTTATTGGTTAGCCCTACTGCAGCTGCACCCGTGGCATTGTAAAACACCATTTGACCAATTTCCCAGTTGCTGTTCCCATTTAGAGCTATATTGCCAAGCCCTGTAATGCTGGTAACTGTGTAAGTCGCACCCTCCGAATTGTCACCATCGAACTCGTACACAGCACCTCGAGTAACATCGAGAGAAATCTCAGCTGTGGGGTCGCTGTTGTTCCCCGCAAAGAAGGCCACTAGGTCGGCGTGCTGAAAACTTCCCACAATGTTTGACACAATGGCGATAGGTGTGCCACCAGGAATTTCGCTGACCTGAAAGGTAGACAAAGAAGCGCCGAGAGCGCCCACTGAAGCCAAGAATACAACACCTCGTGGGTTGCTATTGAAGTGCCCCGTAGCAGAAACTACGTCGTAGTATAGAGGAGAGCCGAGGGAGAGAGAAGTAAAATCAACCCCGCTGTGGCTAACCGTAATGGTGTCCTGTTCCGTGTCAACACTGACAACGGGGCTACCCACGGAGCTGAGCGGGAGGCTCGCTACACGGTTTGTGAAGTCATAATTGGTCGACAGAAGAGTGTTAGATGGGTCAAATGTCCGGGCTGTGGCACTGTTGCCTGAGTCAAAAGATTTTGAAGCTGTGTTTGTGGAATCAAATTCTTGTGAAATAGTGGAGTTAAGATTCAAGAAATAGAACGGGGTGCGCACGCCAAATCCATGGGGGCTGTCAGTTTTGACAGTCAAGGTAGATGGAGTGAGTCCGTCAGTCACCAGGCCATCAGAGTCTGAGATACGAATTTGAGAGCCCTGAAAGAACTCACCGGTCACGATTGAGGTGTAAAGGTCCTCGATTGAGGAGGTAAAAAACTGATTCTCTTTTGCCAAATATGTGAAAGAAACGGGGGTAGGAACTGAATTAATGATGTACGCACCATCTGCGGTAACAGACTTTGAGCCCGTGACATTGATGGGGATTCCAACAGAAAGAGCGTGGTCGAGCCCTGTTGTCACCGTAACTTCTCTAGAACCCTGAATTGTGTTGATAGACAAAATGTTGGGGATTGTCGTGTCACCGGATTTTGAAAAGAACGAAGGGGTGTTATTGATAAGCTCAAGGGTTTCCCACTTGGTAGGCTGGAGCCCGTACTCGAAGTCGGTGTCAATAAGGTTCTCGGGATTGGATACCCGAAGCTTAGTTACCGGGTCAATAAACTCTTTGGGGAACGAAATTTCGCCCCCGGTGCCGCCGGAGCCGCCGGAGCCGCCAAGAAAACCAGGCATTAAATAGTCCTTCTCTCACTCAACTTATGTACTGAATACAGAATACCAGATGATACCCGCACTGTTATACGCCCAACCACCAAGAAGTGGACACAGCAAAGGTGCTTTGCACTCCTCTGGGGCCAGATGGTCCGGTCTGCCCGCCCTGTGTTTCTACATATACTCCGTTAAAGAATACATATGTTTTTGCAGTACCTGTGTCAAACCAAGTGTCACCGTTTACAGAAGTGTTAATGTCCGGCTCCGAGGGGCTGGCAACAAACTTACCGGCTGGCCCCGTGGGTCCCAGGGGACCAGCTACTGTGGATGCGGGACCTATCACTCCTGTTGGTCCGGTCTGGCCTCGAGGTCCAGTAGGTCCTTGTGGCCCTGTGACGTAGGAGTCCGCACCTGTCGGGCCAAGAACTCCCTGGTCACCGGGGACACCCTGAAGCCCCTGGGTCCCCGTGGGACCCAAAGGTCCTGTGGGACCGGTTAGCCCCTGGGGACCAGCTACATCGGAAACAGGTCCAGTGGGTCCTTGAATTCCCTGAGAGCCCGTTGACCCAACTGCACCCGTAGGTCCAGATGCGCCCTGAATACCTTGGTCACCTACGGGGCCTGTGGGTGCGACCCGAACAGCCTCCCAAGCAACGCCAGTCCACTTCCAACTTTGGCCGTTAACTGTGAAAACTTCATCCAACACAGCGGGGTCTGGAAAATCAATTGCTGCCACGGCGGGGTCTCCTTTCTAAGCTTCTACTTATAGTCTACTTTACTATTAATTACCCAATATAGGGTTCTTGGGCCCCTAAGTTTTTTACGTGTACATACTCTTCCGCCCAGTCAATTGCTGCATTCAAAGATTCCCAAGGACCAGACACGTCAAAAACATTTTCTCCGTGCAAAATTTCTACTAAAGGTCCCTCAAGAATTATTTTGTATGTAAACATTTTTCTAGGCCGAGTAAGCTATCTTCCCGTTATTGCCAACTGCGATACTGACGTTGCTGTCAAAAAGTACATCGTTTATAGTGTCTAGGTCAAACCCGGAAGCCCTCTGTGTCCAACTCTCTGGGACAGTCGCGGTCCCAATTTTTCCGCCAGAGCCTACAGCAACATAGCTGTCACTGTTTGCCGCGACAGAGTTCACAATAGAGGCTCCAAAAGAGCTACTGGGGAATATCTGGGTCCAGTTTACCCCGTTGGGGGAAGTTGCTATCGCTCCCGCGTCACCCACGGCAATATATTCTGAAAGGTTTGGTTTAGCTGTGACACCGAAAATGCTTCCATTGACAAATGACGAAGCTCGCTGGGTCCAAGTGGTGCCATTTGTTGAGGTTGCTAGTTTTCCGTCGTATCCCACTGCAATAGAGATACCCGCCGACGAGTACACATCATTTATGAAAGTTGCCCCAAACGACGAAGAACGCAACACCCATGCAATCGCGTCTACTGACGTTGCTAGTTTCCCTGAACCACCTACAGCAATCCAAAGAGATGCCACCGGTGACCATGAAATCCCCAAGATAGGGCTTGCACCGAAACCTGAATTGCGTTGTGTCCAGCTCACTCCGTCGAGGGACGTAGCTAACTTCCCTGTGCTCCCCCCAATGACGAAAATTCCGTCTCCGTGCGCAGCGGAGAAAATGTTTGTTCCCCCGAAGCCAGTGTCAACAGCTGACCAAGAAAACCCTCTATCTGTTGAGATTGCAGCTTTCCCAACGCTACCGACAGCAAGGTGTGTTTCAGAGTTGTCACCAACAACGGAGTTCACATTTGATGTCCCAAATGTTGAATCTGCGGTCAACTGCCACCCAGCTGCGATGAAAGGCGCTGGGAGTGTGGCAAAGGCGGCATGGGAAGCAATAAGCATCTTAGCTCTGGAGGTTTCCGCTAAGTAGCCAGGAGTTGGCTCCTAGCTTGATAAGAGACCCAATTGCGTACTGGGCTTTGGTGGTGAATCTAGCCCCCTCGCTGACGACATTTACCCCGGCTGCACCGGAGACTGTGACTTGCCCGGTCCCCAGCTGAGTCATCAGAATCTGTGTACCTGTGGGGAATGTGTACCCACCGGTACCATCAACGGGGACAGTGAGTGTTGTCGTCAAAGAGCTGTTCATTTTGACCAAACTGGCGATATCCACTTGAGCCAGAACTCTTGACTCGGTGTACTGGGGGCCAACAAGCTCAAATAGCGCCGGACCAGTTGCCCCAGTGGTCCCTGTTGGTCCTGTAACCGAGGGTCCCGTGGGTCCCGTGGGGCCTAGAACAGTGGATTGGGGACCGGTAGGACCAGAAGGTCCTGTGACTCCTGGTCCAGTGACCCCAGTAGGTCCGGTAGGTCCAGCAATTCTGTACCCAACATCGAACCAAGCTGGAGAGGCATTGCCCTGTGCAATAACCCACACAGCAAGGTTTCCAGTGTCATTCAGAACATAGGCATCATTAATTGCGTTCCCCGAGGGCGGAAGACTGCCAAAGTTGGCAACACTCCCCCGGAGCGTGATTCCAGTCCCCTGGGGGCCAATCGGTCCGTTTGGTCCAGTAGGACCGCTTCCTACGCTGAAGTTCCATGAAGTTGGTGTCTCACCGGTGCCGACAAAGTAGTCGGACACAATAGTAGCGGAGAGCCCAATGACCGTGCTTATGACCCCCTCCATAAAGAAGTTGGAGTTAGCTTGGGAAGCTGCTCTAACTCTTTGTCCAGGAGCAAAAGCCCCAACTTTATTTAGGGTAAATGATTTTGTACCGGCACCAATAATTATGCTTGATGTAGAAACAACTCCGTCATACCCCGCTCCTGCTGCACCCGTGGGTCCTGTGACCCCAGGTCCCGTTGCTCCGATAGCACCTGTGGGTCCTTGTGACCCTGTTGGTCCACCGGCACCTGTGACCGAAGGCCCCGTTGCACCGGTTGCCCCTGGGACAGTAGAGGCAGCCCCGGCGGTTCCAGATGGTCCGGTAGAGCCACGAGCTCCCAGCTCACCCTGCGGACCGGTACCCCCAGTCGGACCCGTGGGACCAGTAGCCCCGGTAGGTCCGCCGGAAGGTCCAGTAGGTCCGCCGGTTCCAGTAGCTCCTGTAACTGAAGCGCCAGTTGCGCCGGTAGGTCCTTGGGAGCCTGTAGCGCCGACAAAGCCTCGAGCACCGGTGGAACCGGTAGCCCCAACGGGCCCTGTCATACCAACAAGACCGTCCTCCCCTTGAATCCCGAGAGACCCTGTGGGTCCAATAGGGCCAAGAGGTCCAGTAGGTCCGCGCTCCCCTGTGGGGCCGTCAAATCCTTGTACACCTGTGGGACCTTGAGGTCCAGTAGGTCCGGTAGTGTCAAGACCGGTAGAGCCTGTAGGCCCGGTGTAGCCAAGAGGACCTGTGGGTCCCGTAGAGCCTGTAGACCCCGTGGGTCCCAGAACTGAGGATGCCGCACCCTGGGCGCCGGTAGGTCCAGTAGACCCCTGGGCGCCAACATTACTCGAAGCAGATTCTACCCAGTAGGAATCATAGTAGACATAGATTTGTCCGGTTTCTGAGTTGAACCATGCGTCCCCTGGGGAAGCGACATTGGGGGGAGTTAAATTTGTGGTACTGAAGCCACCGGTTGCACCGGTAGGTCCAGCAACAGTGCTTGCGTCCCCGCCGGGACCAGTAGGTCCTGTGGCTCCGACGATAGCAGAGGTGGTCAGGTCCCAGGCAACGCCGGTCCACACCCATGTTTGGTCCGCAATAACGAACGTATCATTTACGCCTGGGAACTCGGGAAAGTCAATAGCTGCCATGGGTCACCTCTAACCTAAAAACGCTTCGTAAGTAAACTGGATAATAATTTTGTCATTGACACTGAGAGCGAAGGGTACCGTATCACTGGCGGGCAGCCCCTCATCAAACGCGGAGTTCTGCCCGTGCATGAAAGCCTGAAAAGTTGTAGAAGTTCCTGATGAGATAATGCCAAAAATTGCGGTGCCAAAGTACTGGGTGGCTGGACCTTCATCTCGGATAACAACCTGCCCTAGAGGCTGGTACGAAGCCGCAACAGCGTTGGTGGGAAGAGAGAAGGTGTAAGCGCCAGAACCCCGGAGGAATCCTCCGCCAGCCGAGCCACAGGTGATAATAATTTGTCCAATGACAGTCGCCCCGAGGTTGACGTATCTACCCACGATAGAACTGTCACCAATTGTTGGGTTCGTCGAAGCTGCTGTCCACTGTGGTGTGTAAGTTGTCCACGGGGAAATTCCGAAACTTCCGGTAGGTCCGGTAGGTCCTATAGGACCCACTTCGGTCGAAGCGGCACCCGTAGGACCCGTAACCTCGGGGCCAGTTGCCCCGGTGGGACCAACAACTGTCGAGTCCTCCCCCTGGGGACCAGTGGGTCCGACAGGCCCAACGGCACTTGTGCGAATAAGTCGCCAAGAAGTGCCATTCCACTTGTATGTGTTGACCCCGTTGGTGTACTCCAGATTAAGGCCCGGGTTTATGGGGAAGTCTATTGCTGGCATGCTAGGCTCCTGACTCTATATATGTACCTGACAAGTGTAAAACACTTGCTGTACTAAGTGTAGCGGGAGCCGCACCGGTCAGGGCAGTCAAAACGCCGTTAGTCCCGAGATAGAACAAGCTAATTATGGCTCCTCCGGTTACGCTGAACCCGACAACACTGAATCTGCTTGTCCCATTGACATCTAAAACACCTCTAAAGCTGTACCTAGAACCCGGCACAGTGGACGGAAGGGTTGGGAGCGTTAGTGAGTACTGCCCTGTACCAAAGTTGGTGAACGAAGCAAAATCAAGAGCAATCGCAAAGCTGATTGAGCTCCCGTACTCTGAATACTCCCCTGCAGCGGGGTTTGGGTCACTAGCAGCACCAGTCCCGGCAAAAACGGGGTCGTAAGTGAGAACCGTGGGAACCCCTGGGGCACCCTGGGCGCCGGTGGCACCTGCAGGTCCAATTTTATCGACAACAACAATGATACCTGAGATATTTGCATCACTGATGTCTCGGTAAATAATCTGTGACGGTGCATCAAACGGAACATCCCATGTGATTGTTGTGTTTGCACTAAACTGAGTTCTACCAGCAACAACATCGTTATTGAGAGTGCCTGGGATAGTTGTTGTGCTTGTGGAGGTAAATCTGAGTGCAAATGGGTTGTCCGCCGAGACGCTTGCTACGCTGAAGTACGCACGCTCACCTCGGACTACAGTCAGCTGGGGATTGTTCCCAACCAAGTCGTCTACTTCGTAGACTCCGCCATCACCGGTTGACCCTATGTGATACGTGACACCGCCCTTGGGGCCAGTAGGCCCTAAGACTCCTGTGGGCCCAGTCGGTCCTTGAGTGGTGGAGGCCGCCCCCGTGGGGCCAATAGGACCAGTAACTGAGGGACCAGTAGCGCCCGTAGGTCCTACAATCTGACCCACACTAGACCAAGCAGAGCCACCCCAAACGTACAAGTCACCGTCTGCCTCAACAATATATGAGTCATTGACATCGTTTTCAACTGATGGCAAAGAGTCCACATCAACAACGGTACCCAGAAGACGAATTGAAGTACCTTGAGCTCCGGTAGGACCGAGAGGACCTTCGACAGTAGATTGAGGTCCTGTGGGTCCGGTAACTCCGGGGCCTGTGGGACCTGTTGGTCCGATGATAGCCCCGGCTTCAATCCACCCATCCACAGCGGTGTAGATATAAACCGTGTTGTCCGCGTAGACAACCCAAAAATCTCCTACTGCGCCAACTGTGGCTCCGGGTCCTGCCGCAAACTCAGCGTATGTCTCAAAGGACCCTCGAGCCTGTGACCCTAGCCCTTGCGGTCCTGCAGGGCCTGTAACAACTGGTCCCGTAATTCCAGTAGGACCAGTTATACCTTGGATTCCTTGGTCCCCATCGGGGCCTGTCGGTCCTGTGACCCCAATTGACCCTGTGGGACCGGTTGGTCCAGTTGCTCCACCAAACTCTGAGGTCCCAACTTCGACCCAGAAGTTGTCGTAGTAGACAAATACGGCACCGTTAACAGTGTCAAACCATACTTCACCGTCAGCTCCGTTTTCCGGAGGGGTGGCGGACTTCGGTACAAACTCACCGGGTACACCGGTAGGACCCACGATTCGACCACTGTCTACCCACGCCGAGTTAGACCATATGTAGATATTGCCGTCAGATGAGACTATGTACGCGTCGTTGTCAACATTCTCAACAACGTCAGCGTATCCGCCGGTGCCAAGCCCAGAGTTGTTTTCCGAGACATAGTACAAAATTTCGGGAGCATCGTTGGGAACGGTTATACTGAGCTGTCCGTCTGTGCCCTCTGTGCCTGTGTAGACCACTCCATTAGTGTAGGCAAAGCTAGCAACGATGCCCCCGCCTACAGTAAAGTGGCCATTAGACGTCGCCGAAAGATAAATTTTATTCGCTGAGTTCGAGCCATCTATCTGGCTAAAGTTGTATGTTCCGCCTCTGTGCAGAAAAAGCAGCGGAGTCCTAAGTCCATCGACAAAGAACTTATCCGAGCCGTCGACATCCACTACTGTTACTTCATAAGTCAAGTTGTGGTTGCTTCTGGGGAGTCCTGCAGTGGTGGGAATTTCCCCAATAATGTTGAGAGCGACGCCTCGAGGACCCGTAGGTCCGGTCGAGCCTGTGGGACCAGTGACCGTGGAATCCGCGCCTGTGGGTCCAGTTGTGCCTGTGGGTCCTAAGGGGCCTGTGGGACCAATAACCGTGGAGTCCGCCCCTGTGGGTCCAAGAGGTCCAGTGAACCCTGTGGGACCGGTTATCCCTCGGTAGCCAGTGGGACCTGTGATCCCGGGCCCAGTGGGACCAGCCGCTCCGGTCCCTACGGGGCCTTGTGGCCCAGTGGGACCGACAGGAGCAGCACCCGTTTCTACCCAGTAGGAATCGTAGTAAACATAAACTTTTCCGGTTGCACTATTGAACCAAGCGTCTCCAGGGTCTGGGGAACCCGGGGGAGTTACGTCTTCAATGGCAAACTGTCCAAGATTACCCTGTGAGCCGGTGGGCCCAGTAGGTCCTATGTCTCCTGCCCCCGTGGCACCTGTTGGGCCCTGAATATTACCAACATTTATCCAACCCTCGGATACAGCATCCCAGACATACAGCTCTGCCCCTACGAGGTAGCCGTCGCCTGTGTTACCCGTAGGTTGCGCCGTCTCTAGCTCTCCGACTGTGCTGTACGAACCCAGGATTTGGATACCAACACCGGTCTCACCGATGGGGCCCGAAGGACCTGTAGACCCGGTGGGACCTTCGACAGTGGAATCTGCACCTGTAGGACCAATTGCTCCGATAGCCCCTGTGGGTCCTGTTGGTCCAATGTCACCGGTCTGCCCGGTGGGTCCTGAGACACCAGTAGGTCCGACTACTGTACTGTCAGCGCCGGTTACACCTGTGGGTCCTGTAAGACCAATCGACCCAGTAGGACCCGTGGGACCAACAACTGTAGAGTTGGCACCGGTTACACCTGTGGGACCAACAATTCCCTGAGCACCTGTTGAGCCTGTGGGACCGGTGTTCCCAAGGTTACCTTGAGCACCTGTAGGACCAGCAGAGCCTGTGGGTCCGAGAACCGTGCTAGCCGGGCCTGTGGAGCCTGTTGCTCCGGTCGCCCCGATTGCTCCCGTGGGGCCAACAGTACCAGTGGGACCAGTGGTACCCTGGATTCCTGCACCGGTTGGCCCAATGGCACCGGTGGGTCCGACTTGGGTGGAAGCGGAACCCGTGGGACCAGTAACAGACGGACCAGTTGCCCCGGTAGGTCCTGTGGGACCAAGATTACCCTGCTCACCCTGAATACCCTGGGGACCAACATCACCGGTGCGGGCAAAAGTAAGAACTACGTCTGTGTTGTTAGAGTAGGCGCTAGCCAAACCACTGATATAGGAAACAGGAACTTTGAAATAGCCAGCGGCTTCGGTAATGTTTCCCGTGATGGCCAAGATGGCAAAGTTGTTTGTATCTGACTTCTGGTAAATTCTTAAATGTCCCTTTAGCGGACTAGTTGAGTCGTCAATTGTCCGAAGGAACTGCTGAATGTCCGTGGAACCATCGGCTTCGTCGTCGATGTACATAAAAGTTGCACCACTGAAGGGACTCGTGTTGAATCGCACCTTGCCAACCCCAGGGTCGGCTTCTGTGGTTCCAGTATTGAAGGTGTAGTCAAAACTTGCGCCACCAAAACCACCCTGGACACCTGTTGCGCCTGTGGACCCAGTAGGGCCAGCAATTCCTGTAGTTCCTGTGGGCCCTGTAGGTCCTACTACGGTGGACGCTGCGCCTGTGGAGCCTGTGACTCCTTGGGCACCGGTTGCCCCAAGCGGGCCAGTAGCACCTGTAGGTCCAGAAACTCCCGTGGGTCCGACATCTCCTTGAGCTCCGGTGGTGCCTTGGGAGCCAGTTGCCCCTGTGCCCCCGGTGGGGCCTGTAGGTCCTGTAACTGTGGAGTCATCTCCAGTAGCTCCGGTCGGCCCCGGTACTGTGCTGTTCGCTCCTGCAGGGCCCGTAGGTCCCTCAACTACACTGGCAGCACCAGTCGCTCCTGTAGCCCCGGCGGGTCCTGTGACTGCTGAATCCGCCCCTGTGGGTCCAACTGCCCCGGTAGCGCCGATTCCGGTAGCGCCGGTTGCCCCTGTTACACCGATTGCTCCGGTAGCGCCGGGTGCACCAGTTGCTCCTGTGTTTCCGGTGGACCCAGTAGGTCCTGTAGCCCCTTGAGCCCCGCCAGAACCTGTGGGCCCAGAGACCCCGGTGGGTCCTGCAACACCGGTAGCTCCTGTGTTACCAAGGTTTCCTTGGGCCCCTGTTGGGCCTTGGGGACCAGTAGGCCCCGGGGTTGTGCTGACCGCTCCGGTAGACCCTGTTGCGCCTGTTGCACCGACTGCGCCAGTGGCACCTAAAGTTCCTGTTGCCCCCTGAAGTCCTTGTGCCCCTGTTACGCCTGCAGAGCCCGTGGCTCCTGTCGCACCGACTGCTCCGGTTGCGCCCGTTACTGAGGGGCCTGTGGGGCCAATTGCTCCGGTTGTGCCCGCGCCTGTTGCCCCGGTTGCGCCGACTGCGCCAGTGGCACCTACTGCCCCGGTGGGACCTGCAATCGTGGAATTAGCACCTGACGTGCCCGCAGCACCGGCTGCACCGGTTGCACCTGTTGCACCGGCTGGACCCTGGATTGTGCCAACGTTATCCCACTCGGTGTTGACATCATCCCACACAAAAAGGTCACCGTTAATGAGGTAACCGTCACCGATGGTTCCGCTGACTGGGAGTGCCTCGGTGTTGGGGAGAGAGCCCTGAATTGTTACGGAAGTGCCTGCTACACCGGTTGCACCAGTAGGACCTTCATCTCCATCGGGGCCTGTAGGACCTGTGGGCCCTCCCGAAGGTCCTGTTGGTCCAATTGGCCCGGTCTCCCCCGCACCCGTGGGTCCGGTTGAGCCCTGGGGACCGACAACCCCTCGCAGTACATCAGTACCGGCAGGAGAAGTGGTAATTCGGTCGACTGTGTCAAGCTTTGTGATGTCGATGTCGCTGTTATCACCGATAGGAAGGTAGAACCTAAATTCTTTGGGACGACGCCCTGAGATTCTTATTTTTGCAGTCCAATACCAGCCTCGAGGGCTGATATCGAGGTCGTCTGTGCAAGGGAGCTCAACAGTGAACGACCCGGTGTTGTCTAGGGTGACAACCAGCGGGTTTGCAACAATTGTGGCGTCGCCGTCGTCAATAAGGCGACTAGACGCGGTAAAAACAATCGTCCCTGAAGCAGCGGTACCAGCACTTTTTAGGTACTGACCGACAATATTTCTCGTGTTCACGTCAGGGGAAAAACTCATACGCAGCACTCCAGGTCATAAAACTGTAGGGAAAAACTTGCCAGGCAACAAATTTCTCTATCGCTTTATATTCTACGCGACTTTGGGGGGGTATGATTATGAAATTTAGATGTTTCTTACGTTAGTAGTGGCTAGGCTTTTCTTGCCACGCATCCATTTTCCACAGTCCTGGCAGTGCAATCGGGTGTAAGATGTTGTGGCTGTTTTCTCTGTGCCCCGCTTTTGCAATTTTAGTGAACCACAGGCGGTGCATCCGTCTTCGGAGTAATTATGGAGAGGAACGCTGGGGTGATTCTTAATCCAAGGACGAAGTATTACGTACAGGTCAACAAGAAGGTCTACGTCCTGGACTTGATAAACCTTCATTTCTTTCCAAGCTTTCGGGTCCCCGGCCATGCACTTAATCCACAGGTCAAAACCGCTGTGCTTAACCTTGGCCCCGACGCCGAGTCTTTGAGCAACATAGTCCAGTTTATTCGAAGGAAATCTGAACTGAGCTTTGACAACTCTCATCAAGTCCAAATCTTTGGTGGGAGACGGAGGCAGCATACCCGCCTCGAGGAACTCCCGGCGGATATGCTTGTGGTCAAACCCAGCGGAGTTCCATCCGCAGATAACATCCGCTTCATCCATGAGAGCGTGCAAGTCCTCGAGCATCTTGGCTTTGCCGTGGTGATGAGTTGACCTGAAGATGACTTTAGACTGCCCAAACCATCTAGCCCCGAAGCACATCATTTGAGTGGACTCAAGTAGCTGACCGAGGGAGATGTTCTGGTCCCAGAGACCCCAGGTGTGTGCGGTTAGGGGGGTAGTCTCCGCGTCAAAAAATAAAATTTTCATATGTGCACACCTTCAGTTACAGAACCGAATATCAAGGTCATGTATTAAAAGGTACACTAGTGGTGATTAGAAACTTAGTGCGCCACGGGCGTGTCACACTATAAAAGTGCTCGAAAAACTCCTAGAATTTCAAGTAAAACCTATTTTTTTGGTTTAATATTTTTTTTAGTCTCAACTGTTTCTGAGTTCCCCTGTGTGGGAATGCTCCCGGTGCCCCGCAATTCCACAAGCAAAACCTTGATATCCGACATTGACTTTTCGAGACTAATGAGGCGCTTCTCTGAGCTAAAACTTCTCCGAGCTACATCTGGTAGACTGAACCCTCCGTTCGCCTCCGGGTGGATTGGCTTAGTGGCTTCTGTTATCTCTTCATTGATGATTTTGCGAAGTTGCTTAATCCACCACCGGGCTACCATCGTAGTAACAGTGCTGAAGGCAATCAGCGCGGCCAAGAAAACAGATATATCCCCGATATCGAGAATACCAACTGTTCCGGGTTCCCACCAAAGAGGAGTGGGCGGGGTGACAGAGAGAAAAAATAGCAACAGTTTTACCAATCAAAGTAGGTCGGGGTTGGTGGGTTGTTATATCTAGTTTATAGTAAAAACCAGTCCACCGAGTAGGGTGGTACGTCCCCTGAAAAAAAATTTAGGGTGTATAGTCTTACTACAGGGTAGGATAGGAGAAGAGACTTAAGTGGTTGAAAACAGGCTCCCGGGCGGAGCAGCGTATTACGCCGGGCTGGGGTGGAAGATACTCCCCTGCCATGGCATTGTCGATGGTAGGTGCACGTGTACTCGAGCTCACGGTGAACCAAAAGAGGTCGGCAAGCATCCTGTTCTAAACCAGTGGAACTCCGCCTCTACGTCGGACATAGACACTGTCACTAAATGGTGGGGCGCCAACCCCAACTACAACGTCGGGGTCCACTGCTCCAAATCTGGATTTTTTGTTATAGACATCGACCCCCGCTCAGGGGGTCCAGACTCTTTTATAGAGTTCCAAAAGCTTCTCCCTGGGGGGTTGCCACCGACAGTGGAGGCAATAACGGGGACGTACACAGGCGCTGGCGGTGTGGGGCAACGTGGTCGCCACATCTTCTATCGTTGCTCTCCCGAAGAGGGGCTAATTGGTAACCTGAACAATCTTGGCCTTGAGGGTGTCGATATCAAGCACAACGGATACGTGCTCATAAACCCAAGTAATCACTTCTCCGGAGTCCAGTACGGGTGGGCCCCAGGGCACGCTCCATACGAAATGGATATGGCCGAGGCACCCGAAGAACTCCTAGATATCTTGCGGAAGAGGGCCAAAAGAAACTCACGAAGCCTCACTAGCGGCAACTGGGACAACCTCGAGTGGGAAAAATTTGACATCAGTAAAATGATGAAGGACGGCATATCAGAGGGGTCCAGAGCTACTGATATCTACAAACTAGCTTGCTCACTCGCCAACAAGTACGGAACGGACGACGACGCACGTCGAATGATTGAGTCAGACGTACTCAGATTCAATGCATTCAAAGTGAGCCCACCGCTTGAGACGGAAGAACTTCTGCACCACCTCCACAACGGTATCGACTTTGTGGCGGACAACCCCACCAAATCAAATGTTCCTGATAACGTCGCTAAGTGGGAAAAAGCCCAGGCGGAAAAGATTATTGCGAAAAGAGAGCCATCTAGTGAACTTGTCGTACACCGGGCTGTGTACCCCGAGATTAGTTCCGAAATAACTGTGGGCGAACTTGACGATTTTGTCGATTCGGGGGCATCATGGGGAATCGGAATGGCTGTTCGCCAGTCAATCGAGAACGGAAACTCTATATCTGAGGCTACAAGCCTCACAAACATTAATGTCCCGCAGGACACCGACGCTCTTGATGAGCGGGACGGTGCAGTGGAGGGTGGCCGGTCACTCTCAGATATTGGGAACGGCCGTAGACTTGTCGATAGCTTTGGTGCCGGGGCCCGGTACACCACCGGGCTTGGGTGGTTTGTCTGGAAAAACGGGTACTGGAAGCCAGACCGTGAAGATTTAGAAATATCCGAATTGGCAAAGAGAATTGCTCCGATTGTCAGCTCCGAGGGGGTGGGTCTTGCGGAAAGTGAAAAAGCAAAGGTGCTGAACTGGGCAATCCTCAGCCGGGGAAGCTCCCGAATACGAAACGCCATAGACAGTGCAAAGAGTGACCCCCGGGTTGCCGTAGAAGTGAACGATTGGGACAAAGACCCCAACCTCTTAGGTGTTCTCAATGGGGTAATTGATCTAAAAACTGGGAACCTCATCAAAGGGCGCCCGGACCTGCACATTACTCGGAGAGCCCCCGTGACATACACCCAGGGGCACCGAAATGTGCGCTGGGAGAAGTTCCTTGATGAAGCCACCCACGGGGACAAAGAGTACCAAGAATGGCTACAAAAGGCCGCGGGGTACTCCCTAAGTGGGTCGAACATGTACGACATTATGTTCCTGGTCTACGGACCCTCCGGGACTGGTAAGAACACTTTTGTTGAGGCCCTGGTGAAGTGTCTGGGTACTAATGAGTACGCATGGCCCTTGGACTCCTCAATTCTTGCCCAGGGCGACGGACAATCGAACAGCACTGACCTCTACCACTGGGCACAGCTCCGTGGGCGTCGAATGGTGTGGGTTGATGAGCTTCCAGAGTCCGAGCGTATCAAAGAGAACGCGGTGAAGAAGCTAACAGGCTCCTCAGAAATCTCAGCCCGTTCCCCTGGGGAGCAACCCTTTACGTTCCAGTCACAGGCAAAGCTGTGGATTTCTACGAACAACCGTCCCATCATCACAGACGACGCTATGTGGCGTCGGATTAGGCCCATACCTTTTGACTTCAGGCCCCTCGAGCTAGACCCCGGGCTCAAAGAGTTTATCTTTGACCCCGAGGGTGGCCTACCCGCCGTTCTTTCGTGGGCAGTAGAGGGCGCAATAAAGCTATTCAACTCCCCCGAGAAGGATGCACTGGGGTGGTGCAAGCGGGTGAAAGAGGCCGCTGAAATTTATAGGCAGAACGAAGACCGCATTGGGCTGTTCTTGAGCGAGGAAGCCGAGCAGGTTGCGGGCGAAGAAGTCCACGTCAAAACCCTTTTCAGCCGGTACCGTAACTGGACAATGGATAGAGGTGAGCGCCCCATGGGGACACTCACGTTCCAGAGAAAACTCGGTGACCGAGGATTGACTATCAATGGCTCGGGTGCCCGGGCAATTATTCCTGGCTACCGAATGGTCCCCCGCGTGAACGAGGGCGCCGGGTTTGACTTTGCTTCTATGGCGGACAGAGCTGGGTTCTAGCGTGTAAAGACCCTTGCTCCGGGTCCCTTTGGCTGTGGAAGTCGTCTTGCTCCGGAAGACTTTGCGACAAGCTTTCCACCCATGAACCCGGGAGGGGGCTTGATGAGCAGGGCTGTCATAGCGTGCACCATGGCGTCGACGCGGTCAGGGGACTTCCTAGTCTCACCAGGAATCCACGAGTACATTTGAGACTCGAGCTCGGGGAGATAGTTGACGTGGTGGATTCGACTCTGTTCGTACGCTAAAACGATAGGTTCTGCACGTAAAGCTTTACCTTGTTTTGAGTGGACCTCTAGGACCTTGATTGAGGGGTCGATAGAGTTGATAGCGTTCCTCACCAAAGCTCCACCCTGGTTTACTTCAGCCACAACAGGGCACCCCCACTTGCGGGCCATCTCAACAACTTTGTTTGCCCAAACCTCGGGGGAGCCGTGGATAGACGCATCTTCCATGACCCAGGCGTGCCTTTTGTACAGGTCACGGTCTGCAGAGGACGCACACACGACAATCCCACATTCGTCACGAGGGTTCTCGGCAACCGAGGGGTCAACCCCAATGACTCGCAAGGGGGCGTGTGGTGGTAGCAACATCTCTCGGGCTTGGTCAACCAGGTCAATAGTCCACAGTGCGCCCTCAACATCATCAAGCATTTCCCCGTAAAGCTCCTGGCGAGCCAAAGCGGTCCCCTCGTAAACACCAGTAATTGTGTCTAGATAAGCTGCGGAAAGATTTCCAGCGTTGTCCAACGTGGAGCCACGAGTAATGATAACTTTGGAACCTTGAATCTTGACTGCTTTGGATTCTTCAATCAGCTTGTAAAGAATCGGAACTCTTTTGGGAGTTGTCGTAACAACCATTTGCGGGGTCTGTCCGAGACGAGTACCAACTCGAAGGTTGTCAAAAGCTGTCATGCCTGCAGCATCGGGGTTCTGTCTCCAGGCCGCGATCTCATCACCCCAGGCGTGGGTGAACTGCGGACCACGCAAACCATCAGGTTCGTCTGCAGTGAAGAGACTTGCAGTGTTACCGTTTGGCCAAGTCAGTCTTCGCTTGGACGGTTCGTAGTGGGGTCTTTCAGAAGGCGGGGAGACATTGATAATCCCGGACTCGCCTTCAACAATGACATCTCGAACGTCAGCAGCGGTACGAGCGACAAGCGCAAAGCGTCGTTGCCCCTCGTTAGTTACCTTAGCTTGGTCGCGGACCCACTCGGCAGCAAGGCGCGTTTTTCCAAACCCTCTCCCGGCAAGAACGAGCCAAATCGCCCAGTCCTTGCCCTCGGGGGCAATTTGCTCTGGGCGAGCCCAAGAGGGCCAATCCCAGACAAGTTGACTCAAGTCCATGTCGGCAAGTACGGCTTGTTGCTCTTCTGGGGATAAAAGAGCAATGTGCTCCATAAGGCTCTTGCCCACGCGGGTACCTATCTGTTTCGTTGGATGCTTCTCTGTACTCCATAGTACAGGGGAGCGGCAGAGCTGAGTCCTATCTTTCGAGCCAAAACGGAAAGAGCTATTCCTGAACGGTACTCTTTAGCAAGTTGATCGTGATACGCATCCGTGCCGACAAATTTGGCCTGAAGAACTCTCTCTGACGCCGCCCCAATTTCCTCGGGGGTCTTGCGAGTTACCAAAGGCTTGAAAGCGGTGGCGGAAATTCCTCGCATTGCCACTCGGCGCCTGACCCCGGTGTACGCTACACCAAGCTCCTTGGCCAAGAGCGGAAGACTACCGCCTCTCATCTGGAACTCCGCCAGGAGGTCTGTGTATTCCCTACTTGCGTCGTGTTCGGCGCTGGCTCGTGTTCGGGACCCATAAGCTTTTTGTGCGAGTGATAGCAAAGGCTGAATTTTCTCTGCGTACTCCGTTACTAGGTCTTGGCTAACAATGTTCATGTGTGTCCTTCTGTCGTTTCTTACGTTACTAGTTCCTAGTATATCTTATTTAACTGTGGAAGTCACCCAGGCAATAGGACTTATTGCCTGGGGACTCCGTAAAGCTTTCCGCTGTTGCTTCAGCGGGTTCCTCATCCTCAGCGGCCGACTGCGTATCGACCTCGGAATCGGACTCGTGAATCACCTCCGACGACGCATTTTCAGTTCAGGAACCGGGGGCTTCAAAGTCCGTGGCCTCCTCTCATGAGTCGGTAGCGTGTGCAATTGTAGAAAATATATCTCCACTAATGCAAAGTATACCAACAACATAAGCTAATGAAAGTACCTCGGGATGCAAGGCGGAGGGCAATATTGCCAGTAAAACGCTAGAGTTTAGCTACAGTTGGCTGGCAGAAAGTGCCATAAAAACATGGCGAACAGTGGATGGATACCACTCTTTCCCGCCGTTTGTTGTGGGCACTCCGTCGCTGTTGAGGGACTTAGCAATCTCTCCGTATGAAACCCCAGCATGACGTGACGCAAAGATGAATGTCTTGTAGCCCTCATCTAGCGCCGACTTAGGCCCAAGATCAACACCCCACACTTTACCTTGAGTTCTCCGGTCCTCGTGGACCTCCTTCTGCCGAGCAGAAATCATGCCGCGCTCCATCTCTGCCATAGCAGACATGATGGTAACCACAAAGCGCCCGTTAGCAGTAGTGGTGTCGAGCCCCAGGTCGAGCATGACCAGTCGCCAGCCATACTGATTGGAGCGGTCTATGATGCTCAGGAAGTCCCGGGTGGAGCGAGCCAGTCGGTCTAGCCTTGTCACGTAGAGGGCTTGAGCTTTCCCGGCGTCTAGGTCCTCTAGGGCCTGCCTAAGAATCGGACGACCCTTGATGCTTTTACCTGAGCGCCCCTCTTCCCGAAGGAGCTCAGCTGTGTACCCAGAGCCGCTGGCCGAGGCGATGAGCTGGCGCTCTTGGGCGCCGAGGCTCATGCCGTCATCCACTTGCATCTGGGTAGACACTCGTGCGTAGCAATACGCTACCCCCGAGCTCATCCCTTGTTAAAGGAGACGGTAGTAGCCTCCCCGGGGGTAGCTTCAGTCCCTGTAAACAGGTCCTTTGCTTTGTTCTTCTTTTTGATAGCGTTTCTGATTGTGACCACGGTGGCTCCTATGATTCCCCAGGTCAGGAGCCCAAAGCCAATTATGATGACAGTAACTAGCGTCCATCCCAGCCCGAACATAAAGATTTCAAAAGCTAACCTAAACGGTGCTGTCCAGTCAATATCCATTGTTTTACCTCTTTCTGTAGTTGATTAGGACCAGCATAGCATACACACTTAGAATTAAGACTGTACGACTTTAGTCTGTCCCTATACGGCTATGTTCTATTATAGCTAATGTTCACTTGGCAGTTCGTACAACTAATCTGCGTCTGTCGTATCCTGTGACACCCGCAAAATATAAGTATCTAGAAGGCTCGCAAGAGAGAATGCAGCTTCACGGTAAACAGCGCTGTCCTCGACTGCACTTGCTGTGTTTCCTGCGGTGTAGCCCCCTGCGACTTGGAGCTTAATAATTTCAATAACGTTTGAAATCATTTGCTCGTTAGCAAGCCTGGTTATTGCCGCTGCATTGAGCCTGTCCCCCATTGAGGAGTGAAGAAAGGACTCATCTGGAACTGTAAAAGTCCCTGTCTTTGTCCGAACAATCTTCTCAAATACCTCCATATCGTTGCTGATTTCGGCTACTGCCTCTGACGGCTCCTCAAGAAACCGGTAAGCTTTGGACCAGTAAATATTTGTCATTTTAATTTTTCTCCTAACAAGAAATTGTATTGTGAACGTATAAAGACTCTAGCACAGAAGGGGGAAAAAGGAAACGGCCCCCGCAGGAACGAGGACCGTTTCAACATGTTTCCCAAACCGCGAAATTTAGGAAACTTCCCATGAAGGAACTTAACAATAATCAGTGTATCACAGAAGTTTTTTTCCGCTCTAGCTTTCTCGATATCTCTGCAACAGAAGCAAGTTCCCTTGAATTCTCTCTTAAAACACATGTCCCCATCGCAGCAGGGCTCGACACAGCAGGCATCTTCACTCACGTACACTTTGCTGTGGAGCTCCATGTAGGCTGTGTTCCATCGAACATAAGCCTCTTGGCCGGGGACGAAAGGGAACTTATCGAGCATCTCCCCGAGGACGTCTAGCATCTCGTATTCGTATTCAGAGGTCACTTTTTGCTCGCTCTCTTTCTTTTCTTTGCTTGCGGATACCCGAATCATAGATAGCTCTGTTTATGCGTTCAGCACGCCAATCCCACCAGCACAAGGTAGCAATGTAGCCCCTCGAAGATTGGCGACCTGCACGGCCACAACGTTCGCAAGTCCTAGAAGACTTCCTTTCAGCAGCCCCGACTAGTTCCCAACCCTTCTCGGTCATCTCGCCCGTATAGTAGCGAAGGCCCCCAAACTTTTCCTTTACCTGGATAATGTAATAGGTTGGGTTTTCTTCCACTAGCTTCTTGTGCAGATTGAGAATAAGTCGGTACCAGCCTACAGGGGGGTAGAACCCGATGAAGTACCCACCGTTCTCGCGCCTACCAAAGTAAGGCTCGAGGACAGCAGTGATGTCCTCCTCAGAGACGTTGTGGTTTGTCTTTCTGTACGACACTCTAAATGGCATTTTCGCGCTCCCATTCCGTTACTTGCGTTGGTTGAGCTTAGCAATAATAAAACCAAAAAGCAAAATGCCAATCCCAATAGGGTAACCACTACGCCAAAAGCTGTTATCAAAA